AGAAATTCAATGAAGGGGAGTTAATTTAAATCCTTAATCTTTTTTTCCATCTTCTCAAGTCGATCTTTAAGATCATCATCACCAACTGCAAATTTAATCTGATCTTTTTCAATCTGTTTCACTTGTGTTTCAAGGCCTTCAAATTTTTTATTCAATTCTTTTCTATCTAGATCACAAGCAACTGCATGATCAAGATCTTGTTGTTCTTTTTTCTTCTTGTCTTTGTAGAAAACCAAAGCGACCAATAAGGCAATTGCCAATGGGAGATTATTTCCAGTGAGTTTAATCAATTCTTGCAGCTGGTTGACTTCAGGAGGTAAACCATCAACTTGAATTGTTTGAGTGGTTGGAGCCTGAACCTGCATTAAAGGCAAATCAAGAAAAGCATCAGGCAATGTAAAAGGGATATTCATATCTTCTTCCTTAGGTGGTGAATCGTGTAATATTTTAGCAGGTTTTTTAATTGGCTTTTCAAACTTTTCATCAATCATCTTAAAGCTGATCTTTGCTCCTGGTTCAAATTCACAATCTAAAGCATTGTATATATTGCCTTGATATAAGACACTTCCATCTTCCAATAAAAAAAATTCATTTTTGATGATACACATTGAAATAAAAATCCCTTCTTGATAGTTTATAAATCGCAGTTTAGAGTTTACCTTGTTTGATTGATTTTTGGGTTCCTTGATGCGCTTTAAATTGCAATAAATGAGTATATACCCCATATTGTTTTTTGTTAATCCTTTGGGCGCTATGGGGTATCTCCTTCTTTTTTCTTTAAATTTGCTTTTTTTATTGCAATAATCTAAGTATGGTATCTAAAATAATGTATCAATTTGTTTCAATGGTGTTTTATGTATCCTGCTTTAACTCTTAAACTCAATCAAGCCGAATCTTTGGAAGAGAAAGCACAACCCATTTATAAAACTTATGGTATTTCAGGAACGAATTTATTAGGTGGTTCAATTTCAGGTAAAGAACAGAATCCCCAATTGAGGGGAAGAAGTTGGGTTTTGACTGCTGAAGATATGTTGGCAACTGATCCAATTGTCAAAAGGTCTTGGAGTGTAGTAAAACAGACTTTATTATCTGCAAAATGGATATTCAAACCAGGTATTGAAGGGGATTCAACTTCAGAAGAACTTGCACGATTTGCCAATGAAGCATTTGGCTTTGATGGATATGCAGGAATGATGGATATTTCATTTGAAGATCAACTTAATTATTTACTTGAATTTATCCCTATGGGTTGGCGATATGCTGAAGAAATTTACTACATTGAAAAAGATTCAATTGGCCAAGAGAAGATCTTTTTAAAAAGGTTTGCTGATCGTGAACCATCTTCCCATCAACGCTGGTTGAGTGCAGACGGTCGGAATTTAGAAGGCATTATTCAAAATATGGTTGGTGGTGTTCAACCTGAACCAATACCATCAAATAAATTATTACTTTTAACTTTGAATAAAACAGGTCAAAATTTTGAAGGCATTGGATTATTAAGGCCTTGTTATTGGTGGTGGAGTCAAAAACAAAGAACTTCAAATCTTTTATCAATTGGTGTTGAAAGATGGGTTATTCCAACTCCAAAAATTACAGTTGATAGAGAAATTGCTGAACGATCGGGGTTTACAGATGGAGAACTAAAAGCAATGATTGATGAAGCAGTTCAACAGGCTCAAGCATATCTTGTTCAAGAACAAGGTTACTTGGTTGAAAATACCGCTATCAAATATGATGCTTATGGTAGCCAAGCGGGGTTCAATCCTGATGGAGCTCTTAAAGTCATTCAAGAGTGTGATAATCAAATTTCCCAAGCTTTTATGGCTCAATTTATGAACTTGGGCATAAGTGATACAGGTTCAAGATCAGTTGGAGAGGTTCACTTATCTGTTTTTAGAAGAGCTTGTATAAATTTTCTTGATCTAGTTGCTAGTTCAATTAGCGGTCAAGATAGAAGAGGCGGGGGAACAATTGGACGATTAATCAATTGGAATTATGGTTGTGTTCAACCTACTAAATTACCCCGCTTAAGTCATATGGGAATTGATAATGATGCTTTGAGTGATGCTTTGAATTCATTGCCTTCACTTGTTCAAAGTCAATTATTAACACCTGATGACAATTTAGAAAGAGCAATCAGACAAAGAATAGGAGCGGGAGAATTGCCAGTTGATGCGACAAGATCAAGTCAAGATAGAGCAATTGCACAAAATCCAAGTCTAGCAATGACTGAACGATTGAAGGGATTAATCAATGAGTAAATTTGAAAATCAAATAGTCAATCGAATGATCAAAAATCATACTGATTCAATGAATTTCGCTATCCCTGATAAATATGCACATATTGATTTTACACCTCCAAAAGGTGCAATTGAAGCAGCAAAAAGAGCCTTAGAGCAAAGATCAAAAAAACCTGCTTCACAAAGGGGCATGACTCCAATTGGAATTGCAAGAGCAAGAGATCTATCAAATGGAAAACAACTTTCCCCTGATACCCTTAGAAGAATGTTGGCATATTTCACCCGTCACGAGGTTGACAAACAAGGTTCAACTTGGGACGAGTATGGGAAGGGGCGCCAAGCTTGGGATGGTTGGGGTGGTGATGCTGGTTTCACTTGGTCAAAAAAGATTGTTGGCCAAATGGATAAAGCTGATGAAGTTGTTAAAGCATTGGGAGAGTCAATTGAAGATCAAAACCAAGTACAACAACTTATCAAAGGCAAGCCATTTTTGACTTTGGCTTTAGGTGATGTAAATTCAAGAATGAATGGTTCTGAAATTGGCAAGATTACAATCGATGATCTAAAAGAAATGATTAGACTTTTCTATGAAAGAAAAGAAAGTGATCCAGTGATCATTGATTGGAATCATGCAACAAGCCCTTTTATGTCAAATCAAATTTCATCACCTGAAACTGCAATGGCTTTGGGTCAAATTACTGATTTAGAGTTAAAAGATGAAGGCTTAATCGCTTATCCTTTATATACAAAAAAAGGCGCTAAAATAGTTGAGGAATCAGAGGGGAATTTATGGTCAAGCCCTGAATTTGTCTTGGGTCCCGTCTATGCAAGAAATGGTGGTGAAAAGATTGGCAATGCTCAATTGTTGGCCGTAACCTTAACCCCAAGACCTGCACAAGCACAAAATAAAATAGATAGAATACTTTTAACAGAAGGTGTTATTATGGATCAAACTGAACTACAAAGCAAGAGTCAAGAAGAGTTGATCGCTTTGCTTTTAGATAAAGATGCTTTAGTTAAGCAATTAGAAGCTAAACTTGAAGCAATGGCAAATGAATATGAAGCTGCACAAGCTGAAGATGCTTTAGAACCAAATGAACCAAGTGATTCACCAATGGCTATGGGTTCAGGTATGGATAAAGCAAAAGCAATGAGTGAAACAACTGCAAATCTAATGAATGAAATGTCAACTAAGATTGCAATGCTCAATGAACAAGTTGGAAAATTGACCGCTGAAAAGCATCAAGCAGAACGCAAGATTGCAATCGATTCTTTATTGAATACAGGTCGTATTTCTCCAAGTGAAGTTCAAGTTTGTGAACAAGCTTTTGACCTCAAGAAAACCACTCCTGCATTTTGGAATCATTTCAGCGAAAGAAAGCCAAATCAAGCGGTAAATCTTAAAGAGGTTGGCCATAGTACGGCCGCAAAAACTCTTTCATTAACTGAACGAGTTGAGCAAATCAAGAAGGAAAAGCAAGTCACCTTTGCACAAGCTTTGGACCTTTTCATCAAAGAAAACCCCAATGAATACAATTCCTATTTTGGAGGATAAAAATGGCTTTTAATGATCAATCAATCTATAAGTCTCTTATTGCTAGCGCTTCCATCACTGCTTTTCAATTAGTGAAGCTTGATAATGCTGGTAAAGTCACACCTTGCACTGCTTCAACTGATGTTCCTGTTGGTGTTTCTCAACAAACTGTTTCAAGTGGTGATGTTGTTAATGTTTTGATTCTTGGCTTAACAAGAGTTATTGCAGGCGGTACAATCACAAGTGGAACACATTTCTTTGTTATGCCTGGTTTAGCTGGTAAAGTTTACGCTTATGATGGTACTGGTGAAGGTACCCAAGTAATTGCAGGCCGTTATTTAGCAAATGATGTAAACACTGCAGGTTCAGCTAATGAACAAATTGAAATCCTTTTTAGTCCTTGTTTAGGAGTATAATAAATGGCAAATCCAAGTTATTCTAATATTCATCCAGTCAACGAAATTCTTCGTAATCTTGCTATTGAAGCTATTCCAAACGATGCGCAATTAATCGCTGATAAAGTCATTGAAAAGGTTGATGTTTCTTCTATTGGTCCTACTGGTACATTGCTTATTGAAGAAACCCGCAATTTCATGGGTGCACCTGATTTAAACCCTCTTCGTGCTCCTGGTTCTGATCGTCAAGCAATTGGTAATTTTGATAGAACATCAATGACTTTTAAGACTGATATTTATTCTTTTAAAGATGCAATTGCTTTGGAAGATATTAGATATTCTCAATATCCAGGTAATGAAGAAACTAGATCATTTAAAAAGGTTCAAAGAGCTTTGCTTTTAGCAAGAGAAGCAAGACTTGCAAATCTTCTTTTCAGTGGTTCAAATTGGGGATCTTATACTTCTTCTTTGGCCTCTTTGGGTAATTCTTCAAAAGGTACTCAATGGAATTCTGCAGGCGCTGAACCTTTAACAGATCTTCATGCCTTGCTTGATGTTATCCGTGCAAATGCACATGGTATTCTTCCAGATACTTTGGTTCTTGGTTATGGTGCATTAAGATCATTATCAAGATCAGCTGATGTTCGTGGATTCTTCACCGCTGGTTCAACTGCTTCCGGTACTGCTGCAGGTAATCGAATCATGCAAGATGATATGGTTATTAGTGTTCTTAAAGAAGTTCTTGGAATTCCTAATGTTTTTGTTGGTTCAGCACGAAAAGAAACCGCCAATCCTGGTTTAACTTCAAGTGAAGCTCAAATTTGGACTGATGATAGCGTGTTCATGGGTATCTTGAAGGGAAGCG